TCCATATCGACGGTGAAGACCCAACAATGAAAACAAATTATACGTTTGTTCATCATTTTGTTGGCAGTGATGGGAGACCAGGGCCAGCGGCTCTATCTGCCCTTCAAAATACTTTTGGACTTCTTAATGGTGCCCGAAATGGCACTAAGTTGAGAGGTAGCGACCGAAAGGGTGTCTATAACCATATCGCCCGCCATTACAGGGATGACGGCAGAACGCCGCCAGAACTAAAGGCTGATGAATATATAGATGCAGTAATGGAAATGAAAGAAAGACTTCCTGAATCAATGAATGAAGATATAGATGCTCTTATAGAAAAGGGCGCTGAATTATTTGAAATCAAGTCCAATTTGGAGGACATTATGGCTAACGACGCCGAAATCACAGAAACAACTGACGCTGAGATCGTCGCCGAAGACGCCTCAGTGTCTGTCCAGTCAGTATTAAGCGATGCAATCACTGCCTTGAATACTCTTTCAGAACGCCTTAGCGATCTCGAAGAGAAAGCAGGGGATGCTCCTGGCTTCTCAAACACCGAGCCTGAATCGGGTGAGAGAGCAGAAGGCGCAGGCGAAGATGCACCAGAGGTTGTAGAAAACCTCTCTCATGGTGGAACCAACACTCCAGCAGAAATGGAAGTTGAAGGAACCCCAGCAGGCAACTCTGACACACCAGCCAAAAAGCCAGCGGCTAAAAAGCCAGCGGCTGAGGAAGCCCCAGCAGAAGAAGATGCCGAAAAAGCAGACTCTGAAGCAGTAACTGAGGAAACCATAGAAGATGTTGAAGAGGTTAAAGAAACACCAACAAGTGTCTTGGATAGCCTAGATTTAGCAGAACTTCGTGAATTCCAAGATTTGGTTACATACTCTGATCTAGGCGAATAACGCTACAGATGACGGGGGGTCGCCCAATAGGGTGACTTTATGGGTTAAAATAGGGTTGGTGGAGCGGTAACGCACAGGAGCCCTTATATATGCCCGATTTATATGCGGAAATGAAGGCCCGAGAGGGCCACTCTCAAACGTATCTTTTGGATTCAATTTTAGATTCCATGTCTAAAGATGACAGGACATCTGTTGTAGCCGCCTTGGAGGATAAAGATATCCCTCATGTCGCTGTCTCTGACGTCTTAACTGCCAACGGCTATAAATGCTCTGCTGGTGCTGTTAGGAATTACCGTCAGGGTAAGTTAATGCACCAAAAGAAAAGACGTTAAATGGGTGAGCCTTTTAAAGAAGAACTCGCTAAATCACGTTTAGGTAAAATCGCCGATCTCCTTGAAAGGTCTGGGATAGAGCCCGAGGAAATAGGGACTATTGAAAAGGTTCGCATTTCCGAGTGGCAGGGTCTCACGAAGAACGAGGAAGGTGTGGCAGAGATCCATGATTTGGGTGGGGTTTCTGTAGTAATCAATCCCGCTTGGGCAAATGGCCCTGACTGGCCAGTCGTCCAACAAGCAGCGCCAGTCGCTATAAAACATTTACCTAAGAATCACCAACCCGCAAAGGACACTAAATATAAAACTGCTGTAATCATGCCTGATCCTCAAATTGGGTACCGCATGTATGAAGACGGGGAAATGGACGCCTTCCATGATGAGGAGGCTATGGCAATTGCTCTTAAGATCCTTAGAGATGTGGGGGCTGACACAATTGTCAACCTTGGAGATTTCTTAGACTTCGCAGAGTTTGGCAAGTTTGAAATGGAACCTGCGTTCGCTAAAACATCGCAAGCAGGTATTGATCGAGGTCACAAGTTTTTATGTGAACAAAGGGCAAATGCACCCGACGCCCACATAGTTCTTTTGGAGGGCAACCATGACCGACGGTTACAAAAATCCGTTACTGCAAACACGGCTGCCGCACTCCACTTAAAACGAGCGGAAGAACCTGAAGACTGGCCTGTCATGTCAGTGCCATTCTTGTTAAGGCTTAACGAAGATCATTTGAATGTCGAATATGTGGGCGGTTACCCAGCAGGCATTTATTGGGTGAACCAAAACCTTGCCTGCATCCACGGGCATATAACTCGTAGCCGAGGTTCAACTGTTAAGGCAGTTGTGGATGATGAGAGAACGAGTGTCATCCACGGACATATACACAGGATCGAACTTCAACATAAGACTCGACGTACTTATGAAGGGGCTAAAAGAAGTCTCGCTGCTTCACCTGGATGTTTGTGTCGCATAGACGGGGCGGTACCATCAACTAAAGGGTCCACCGACCCTCACGGCAGACCAGTCAATGCGGTGGAAGACTGGCAACAGGGAATGGCCGTAGTTACATACGAGGAAGGTAACGGAAACTTTAATGTCGAACTCATCCCAATCTCCAGGGGAGAAGCCATCTTCCGAGGTAACTACTACTCCGCTTGAAGATGAAGGGCCGACTTTAGAGTACGGAATTTCTTTTGAAGAGGATATCCCCCAGGCAAAGCATTTTCCTGTAATAACGATTGTTCTTTCTTTAGATGATCCTTCTGAACCTAATCATGTTGATTTAGGCACTGTCCCTCCTCAAATAGCCTCAGCCTCTCTATTTTCGATTGCTTCCCAGTTGAAGAAGTTGAGTTGGCCAAGCAGAGTTACATATGCGGGGCAAACCGTCTTTGACCCCGCACAAATGTTGCCTGATTTAGATGACGACGACCCAGAAGAGGACTTCGAAGAGCCTCTATAGGTTGACCCTTCAACATTTACACGCACACTCGTGCCACGATAAGTAAAGCGAGGTGCTTACCTCGTGTACATATATTCAACTACTAACACGAGGTAGACCAACATGGCAGTACAAGATTCCCACTTAAGGGAACTAAAATCTGCTCTCCGTGACACCCTTGCTGAAAACGACATGATCGTTGACCATGCAGAGGCAAATCGCGAAGAGGGCGGACCAGATGTCCAGGTCGAAGCAAAGCACATCGAAGGCTTTCGCACCAATCTCACTAAGGCACGTGATCTGCGCGAGCAGATCGAAGCCTTGGAAGGCCAAAAAGAAATGCAGGACTGGGCTTCTGCATCTTCTCAAGAGCCAGAGGTTCACGCAGAAGTTAAGGAAGAGAATGAAATCACTTCCGTCGGTCAGTCTTTCGTCGATTCGGACGAATTTAAATACCTAAACGGTGGGCAGAATGGTTACACCATGCACGTCCCATTCCAAGTCAAGGGCGACCTTGGTGGAATGTGGCAACGCAAAGACGTGTACACCACTCTTCCTTCAGGCACACCTTCACAATTCGGCACACCACAACGTGACGCAATCGTGGAAAGAGCACACCGTGCATTGCGTATACGTGACTTGTTCAACGTACAGCAAACAGCCACCAACTTGGTGGAATATTTCCGGGTAACAGGATTCACGAACAACTCCGCTACAACAGCAGAGCGTTCAGGATCTCCTGAAACCTTTACTACTTACCCACAGTCAACGCTTACCATCGCCGGTTCGCAGGCTCCGGTTCGCAACATCGGTCACTACGAAGTTGCACACCGTAACGTGCTTGCAGATGAACCAGCAATGCGTGGCATTATTGACAACGAGTTGCTTTACGGCCTTCGTCTCACAGAGGATGACCAAATCCTTAATGGTGACGGATCTAGAACCAACCTCACGGGTATAACCCAAACATCCGGTATCAGCACCCAGGCTATGGGTTCGGACACACGCATTGACGCAATGCGTAAAGCCATCACAAAGATTGCTCTCGCTTACTACGAGGCAACTGGCGTGATTATGCACCCGAACGACATGGAACAGGTCGAATTGGAAAAAGATGGGCAAGACCGTCACATGATGGCTGCATCAGTCGCATTGGGCTCCGAAGCACGTATTTGGAGACTCCCAGTTGTCGAAACAGCAGCAATCACTGCCGGTACCGCTCTTATCGGTTCCTTCGGCATTGGTGCAGCACTCTATGATCGCATGGAGGGCAACATCCGGGTATCTGAGAACCACAGTGACTTCTTCGTAAGAAATGCAATTGCAATTCTTGCCGAAGAGCGCATCGCTCTTGCAGTGAAGCGCCCAGAGTCTTTCTGCACGGTGACAGGCATCTAAGCCACCACTGCTCTTTCCCAGAGCAATTAAAAGGCCCCCTCTTCGGAGGGGGTCTTTTTAATGTGGTAAGTTAAGAATTATGGAATTACAAGACATAGCACCAGAAACAAAACTAACTGTTGTCCTTGACCGTGATCTCTTTGAAGAGAAAGACGGAGTTAGGACTCTGTTGGCACGTAAAGGCGAAAGGGTGACCCCTGAGGTCGCACGCAAACACGGGGTTCTCCCTATTGAATCAGCAGGTATGCCTGCATTAGAGGCAAAGGTTGTACGACCCGACAGTAACCAGCGAATGAGCGCATCTTCACATAAGAGGCTCTTCTAAAAAGTCTTCTTTTTGTGTAAGGCTTTTTTCTGATGCGGCTTTTGCCGCTTGACTTATCCTATAGTTGAATCGGACAGCGTGGATTATGGCTAATAGATATAGCAAAAACGCAGCGATTACGACAGAGAGGAAGATAATAATGCCCATCACAGGATTATATCTTTGAAAAGAGGGGGACCTCTACGGCGTAACACTCCGTTGAAGAGGAAAAAACCACTTAACTGGGCCAGCGCTAGACGCAAGGCTGAGTTATCAGCACGCAAGAACGTAAGGGAAGAAGTTCTTGAGCGGGATGCGTACAAATGTGTTGCTAAACATCTAGTTACCGAGGTAGAGTGTTGGGGTCCTCTAGATGTAGATGAAATCATCGGGAGGGGCCGTGGCGGGGATTGGTTAGATCCTGACAATTGTCAGGTTTTATGCAGGGCCCATCACGATTGGAAACATTTAAATCCGGCTGATGCCACAAGCCTCGGCCTTACAGCAAGACTTAAACCTAAGAGGGGAACATTTGATCCATGAAAGAAATATCTAGAGGATTTTCGACGCATTTGGTTGTTGTAATAACTGTATTGATGGCTATGGCGTGGGTGGCCGAAACGGTTAACCCGGCATGGCGAGGCGATGCAAGTGCAGATATAGGTGAAGAAACAAGAAATGTCAGCGCTTCGTTTGGGAGGGGTTTCCCGCCCAATTATTATCAAACCACTACTACCACGGAACCTATTTTCCCAATACGGGAAGAAGTGCCTCAGACTTATTTTAAAGTTGATGAGGTAGTAAAAGAAGAATTTGAGCCTGAATCAATTGTGGTGTCTTACACCGAGGATGATTTAATTGAGTTTGAAGTAGGGGACGCTGAACCTGAAATCCCTTATTTGATTGACCAGATGTATCGTTATTATGAGCGTGGTTCACACGTAGTTGAATTACAAAAAATGTTAGGGGTGAGCCAAGTAGATGGCATCTATGGGCCTAATACCAGGAAAGCCCATATGCTTTGGTTCGGCTCCACGACAGAAGCGCTTGAACATTTCAATGGGAGGGCTGATTGGTATTTAGAGGCAAATGAGGAAGAACCTTCTGACGAGTATTTGGGTAATTATTGGGAAGACAGGCCAACACTCCAAGAACTTGTAGACCAATACTTTTTGCCAAACGACAGGGCTCTCGCCCTTCGTATCGCCTTTTGTGAGAGTAGTGCTTTGCCCCACCACACTCACAATGATGCGGTGAGTTCTGCGCTCGCCGTTGGGGCCTTCCAGCATTTAGCACGCTATTGGAAAGTTAGGTCCGCCGCCGCCGATTTTGAGGGGTGGGATATTTACGACTTAAAAGCCCAGGTTGGCGTAGCCAGCCATCTTTTTTATAACTCGGGCAGGCATCATTGGAATCCAAGTAAAGCGTGTTGGGGTCACCTGCGCTAAAACGTACTAACTTACACGCCCCTAAAGGGAC